GTTGTCTCACCGTGTCGACTTCATAATCGTCTTGAAGGCAGGAATGAAATGAGATTCAATCCTGTTACTTCATCAGGCAAATATTGAGAGTCTACCTTTAAAAGAGTCCTGATTCAGGAACATCTTTAAAGATAATGGTGAAACGTCCTTTCCCTTCAGCGAAGTACGTTTAGCGAATTCAACTACTGGCTGTTTCCCATGCGATATCACACTCTTACTCATATTGAGCTCAACCCCGTATAGGGACATGAGTTCAACATACTTTGAAGCGATATTAGGGTCGAAAATGACAATGTCATCCCCGAGTACCTCGTACCGCTCAGTTCAACCGCTACCGCCAATTAGGCGTCAGCAGTATTGAACAATAGCATGATGAGTGAGCGCTAACATCGCCCAGGAACTTAAAGCCCCCATAGGCTGACCGACTGAATAACGTAAGGGACCAGGTGATAAGCCATATTTATTTTCGGGGAGATAAAAATCTCTCTCGGTCATAATTAGACCTCACAAGGAACCTAACATCGGCCCTAAGATCCCGGATAAAATCTTTATCTGGAGAATCAGAGGTAACCGATCAGTCGCAGCCGATAAATCGAAACCATATGAATGGCCATACTTTTCGGCTTTGGAGATAGCTCTCTTAAAAGCTTCTCCTTGATCGAAAGTTGAGTCATTCGGTAACGATTTGAGGACTTTAAAAAGTAAATCGTGAAGAGGTTTGAATAGAGACTGTGTTCAACAGTCAACCATTGCAAACACTCTCAATTTACCAGCCGCCTCCTCTTTAAACGATAACCGACCTAAGAAAGGACTCTCACGAATCCCTTCCTGAAGGTTAGGTTTATACCGAGACATATTCAAGATCGAAAGGAGCTCAAAGTTTTTAGTAACTTCAAGTCACTTTCTGATCAATGAATACATCGCAGGATTCTTCCGGATAAGGTAGGCATCATATGCCCAACCTAGCCAGGAAAAACTCTGGTTCGTACTAGAGGAAGTTTGTAGTTGCATTAATACCACGTCTCTCCCTTTCGGACCACGGAGATTCACCTCAGGGACTCGAATAAGTTTTTTGAAGTGAAATTCAAAATAACCCAAAGACTCCTCAAGGAAATCAACATGGCCTGAGAAAGGTTTGGTAATCGTTTCTAGTTTCGCCTTAACAGGCGCTTCTATGACACGATACACACTAAATAAGGTCAGGTAGAATTGGACTACAGACAGAGAACCACTATTAATGGCTCGTCTATCCCTAGTACCAATCACTACCGGGAGACCCGATCTAGAGAGACGAGGTAGAGGCAAGTCAGGCTCAATCTCACGAAGAGAAGAAACCGGACTTCCCGCTATTGCTCTTTGAATGCTCAATAGAGAGGCTTTTAGATACTTCACCACGAAGAGAGCATCATGTTTTTTATTTAAAAAAACAAGGTACTTTCCGAAACGGTAGAAGACTTTCATCTTGGAAATGACTTTTCTATCGCGATGGACGATGAGCGCTGAAAGTTTTCAGGCGAATCGCATCACAATAGCTAAGAAACTTTCGTTTCCTAGGGCAACCAGACGTTGACCTTCAGCTAATACTTGTTTGTATAGAAGATAAGAAGGAAATTTATTTCTTTTCATATCATTTATATAAATTTGTATTTCTGAG